CTCGCTGGCCAACAGGGTTTCGGCGTCAGTTCGATGCTCTCGGGCTCGGCCGGCGTCGCACTCAATCGTCTACGCCTGGGCCGTGGCTCGGCGCTCGGAGCGTGATCTAGATGGCCGTCGTCGATGTTCGCCAGGGACTGACTAAGCGCCAGGGTATGGAGCGCCGTCTATCCGGCCTCAAGGCTAACCGCGTCTCGCATGAATCGCACTGGAGCGAGCTGGAGGAACAGTTCCCCTGCGGCGCGAAGATCAACGACGACACCAGTCCGCAGAGCAAGTCTGGCGAGACTCGCCAGCAGCATGTTTATGACGCATCGGCGCAGCTGGCCATGCATCGCTGTGTTGCCGGGATCATGAGCAATACGACGTCGCCGGCTCGCCAGTGGCACCGGAACACGCTGGACGACCAGGAGGCGCTCCAGGACGTCGACGTCCAACGCTACCTGGACGAAGTGACGGCTATCCAGCGTCGCGTGCTCCAGAAGTCGAATACGTATCGCATCCTGCCGCACGTTTACCGGGAGTTGGTGGTGTTCGGGACCGGCGCCGCGCTGGTGATGCCGGACTACGACAACGTGGTGCATCTGCATCCCCTCGTCACCGGCAGCTACTGGCTTGGGCAGGACAGCAAGGGCAAGGTCAATGCGTGCTTCCGCGAAGTGTGGATGACCACGGCGCAGATGTACGAGAGGTGGGGCGAGAAGTGCAGCCGGCAAGTGCGGGACGCCTACGCCCGCGGCGAATGGGATGGCTGGTGGAAGGTGGTGCATGCCATCGAGCAGCGCACGAAGCGGAACGCCAACAGTCCGCTTGCCAAGGACATGCCCTACTCCTCGTGCTACTACGAGGCGGGAAGCAACCAGCAGGAGAATGACGGGTTGCTTGAGGAAGGCGGGTTCAAGCGGTTCCCCGTGCTGGCTCCGCGTTGGCGCAGGGAAGGCGACGACATCTACGGCCGCTCGCCGTGCATGGACGCATTGCCGTTCGTTCGCCAGTTGCAGTTGCAGACGCTGGCAGAGGGCCGTTGCATCGCGAAGGAGGCCGAGCCGCCGTTGCAAGTGCCAACGGAGTTGAAGAACGACGACATCGACACCACGCCGAACGGCCGCACCTACTACAGCCAGACGACGCCGAGCGGTGGGGTGCGGAGGCTGATCGAGCAGCCGAGTGATCCGAGTTGGATGCGCGCGAGCATGGGCATCGTGACGCAGCAGATTCAGCAGATGCTATTCCTCGACTTGTTCCAGATGCTGGCGATGGCCGGCTTGGACACGAAGATGACGGCCACGGAGGTGGCGCAGCGTGTCGAAGAGAAAATGCTTATGCTCGGCCCCGTCATGCAGAACCTGCACGACGAGTTGCTGGTGCCGCTGCTGGAGCTGATCTACTACGCGCTGGAGGAAGGCGGTGCTCTGCCTCCGCCTCCCGAGGTGCTGCAAGGCAAGGAATTCCAGCCCGAGTTCCTGTCGGTGCTGTATCAGGCGCAGAAGGCCGTCAGCGTCAACGCAGTGGAACGGTTCCTCGTGATGGTTGGCGGTCTTGCGCAAGCGAAGGCCGATCCATCCGTATGGGATGGCGTTGACACCGACTGGATCCTGCGCGACTCGGCGCAAAATCTCGGCGTGCCGGCCAAGGCCATCTTGCCGCAGTCGCAAGTCGACGAACTGCGTCAGGCTCGCGCCGAAGCGATGGCGGAACAAGCTGCTCAGGAAGCCGCTGCGGCATCGGCGTCCACTGCGAAAGACCTTGCATCCGCCCCGCTCGGGCAAGGCACGGCGCTGGATGCCGTTGCGCAGTTCAGCGGCTACACCCTCCCCCAATAGCATCATGGCCAGCATCCCCACGTTCACCAGTTACGCCGCCGCCGTTGCCGCGACTACCGCCACCCCTTACAGCATCGGGACGGCCGATGCTCTATACGTCACGGCGACGTGCTCAAGCGGCCTGACGTTGACGCTTCCTACGGGCGGCACAGTCGCTGTGGGCAACGCCGTCATCGGGACGATCATCCCGATCCCTAGCACGCAAGCTGCCTTCTCTGCTGGTGGCGTTGTGGCCATGAAGGTGCAGTGAGGGAGCGATGGCGAACTACGGTAGCCCCGACTACAGCAAGGCCGGCGGCGCACGCGATGCGCTAGCTGCCCGCAACGTGGTTGCCGCGTCTAACTCCGTTAGGCCGAAGCCGACTCGCTCAGACCTAGATTCGTCAGACTTGTTCGCTCTGGTTAACGCGAAGGGCGAGATCACCCCCGTGGCGCTGTCGTCGCTCCTCACCCTGCTCGAAGCCACCTACGTCCTGACGCCACAACCATGACCGACGATCCGTTCTCCGGCATCTTCGCCCTCGCCGAACGCATGGGAGGCTGGGGTGTTCTCCTGGTGTTCCTGTGGGTCGGGTGGCGCCAGTTCATGGCGCTCGCCACCGCGTTCAGCACCGGCGTGTTGAGCAAGCTCGACGGGATCAAGGACGTGCTCCAGGGGCACGAACGCCGGCTCGATTCGATCGACGACGCGCTGGAGGACATCAAGCGCGAGTCCACCACCCACCACAACCAACAGGCCCCCCGATGACGATCCGCCATGCTCCTCTTCTTGCTGCCGCTCTGCTGGCTGCTTGCTCCGGCGCCCCCCGCACCACGACGCCCGATGAGCGGGCCACGATGCTCGCGACGCTCACCACGGTGGAGACGGCCCTGGGTGTCCTGCACGCCACGGGCAAGATCCCGACCGCAGACTACTCGCTTGCACTCGGCCAGGTGGCGGACTTGCGGGCGGCGGTCACTGCATCAGAGACGACGCCAGTGACGGCCGCGGACCTGTTGGCTCGCATCACGGCGTTGGCTGCTGCGTGGGCGATCCAGACGGGGAGCCGCTGATTGGCCACCGTCGACATCACGGCTGGCAACATCACGGTGCGCCTGTCGGGTGTCGCCACCTACTGCGGCACGATGGTGCAGCCGGACAACCCGTCTGGCGTCACGATCGTCAGCTACAGCTACGGGATGGCCGGCACCGGGTATCAGGTCAAGAACCCGACGCCGGTCGGTGACGCGACCGCGATCACGTCTACCGTTGCTCCGGGGACGGTGCTGGCCTCTCTCGACTCGCTGGTGTGCCTGTTCGTGCGATCGCCGCGGCCCTCGCCGACGCCAGCCAGCGCGAACGACGAAGCCATGGGCATTGTCGTCGTGCCCTACGCTGTCGACCCGTCCGAGGCCACGACGCGCATCCGCCCGAGCGCCATCGGCAATCCCAGCAACGGCACCATCGCCGCGCACCGGGCGACGGAGCTGATGTTCAACACGACGGCGGCCAACAACATCCCGGCCGTCATCGACATCGACAACTTGCCAACGACGTGGGGAACGTTCGGCAACGCGCGCCCCGACATCGACGACTACATCGCCAAGTTTGCCGGCTTCTGCGGCGAGCTTTGGACTGGCTGGGGCACGGCATCACACACGCCAAGCCAGCAGCATCCCGGCTACGGCGCTGGCGTCTCGTCGTGGGCTGGCGAAGGGCTGATGATGGTCGTCAGCACCGACAACGCCGCGAAGCGCAAGACGCTGGCCTTCCGGATGACGCAGTGGGGCGTCGACCTATACGGCGCGTTCGTCATGGGCCGTGACGACAAGTGCGACGGCGGGCACATGCAGGGGCGCAAGGCTCTCGTCGTGCTGGCTGGACACATGCTCGGCCTGTCGCCGCTACTCAACGCTACATCGACGTTCCCCAACCAGTTCAACGAGGACGAGCAGTTCTACACGGCATCGCCTGCGTGGCCTTGGGGATGGCCATACGGCTACCGCGGCCACAGCGACTTCGCGTGGAACCTGTCGTCGCCGATCAACTCGTGGAACAGCACCGTCCTGTTCTACCTGCCGCGCTACTTCGGGCAGGAAGTGTGCGGGACGCAGATTGGCACGGCTGTCGCCATGAACATCCTGGGGCGCAAGACGGAGATGGGCGTCGGTCACTACGGGATGATCGACCAGTGGATGACGGGGCCGTCTCCCGCCGACTTGGCGACGATGGCCGCCGTGTCGACGTCCCCGGCCCTGTCCACCATCGACTGGGGCACATCCTACTCCTACAGCTCCGTCGCTTGGCCTGGAGGCCCGCAGGACTTCGGCCGCGCGGCATGGGAAGCATACGCCGACTACGAAGCACCAAGCGACGGCGATGGAGGTCCGTCGCAATCCGGCACCTTTCCTCATCCTGCTGTGATCCAACTCTCCAACCTCACCCCATACCCGTTCACCGGCTGGGTGAGGTCAGGAACCGACATAACCTTCCCGGCTCCGGCCATGGTGGGCGATGACATTCGCGTCGTCGTCGGCGAGCGAACGGGGGAAAAGCAGACGGCGCTGCACGTCCACTGCACGCTAGCGCCGTGGGAATCGAAGGCTGTCGATCCATCCAAGCTGACGATCTCGGCCCTGATGTATCCGTTCCAGCTTCCTGCCAACCCGGTAGAGCACTTCGGCGGAGAAACCAAGTGCAACGGCGTGCCGATGGACGTCTCCTTCGGCATCGACGGGCCGGCCTACAAGGTGATCGGCAAGCGGCGACTCGGCCAGTTCTTCGTGCAGTTGTGGCTTCGATGGATTCCCGGCCAGAACTGGATGGAAGGCGAGTGCATGGTTACTTGCAGTCGAGCCGGTTCCGCCGAACTGACGGCTGCTGCGCCGGAAGTGTTGATCCAGTTTGGGGATGGCATCACTTGCCCGCTTGGGCTTCCGGCTGGCGCGAGCATCACAAAGCCGGGCGAGGTATGGGTTGACGGGCAATCGTCCGTCGTGCCGTTGACGATTCTATGGATCCGTCCCGACACCAACTATCTGTCGTTCGCAGCCATCAAGGAAATGGGTGTCAGTCTCCGGGCGATGCGCGAGACGTTCCACGACGGAACTCCCAGCTT